GCAAGCCCGTGAGCGCGTAGAACGCCATGCCGAACGGATGCGCCAGCGTGATGCCGTGATGGCTCATCTCGGCATACTCGTACATCATCAGCAAAAAGAAGAGCGTGCCTAGCCCGATCACGCCTGCCAAGCCGCGCACGCTAGAGGCCCTCGTCTGGTCGCGGGATCGCTTCATGGCGGCGCAGGAGCGTGGCGGCAGCCATCCCGATGCGCGACCCATTCCGGCCGGGCGGTTGCGCGAGATGGCACAGACCCGGGTGATTCCCAAGAGCCAGTGGCTCGATCAGGTCAAGAACAAGCCCACCGTCTTCTACCGGGCGGGGATGCTGTTCGAGCGCCGTGACGAGCGACGCATCCTGGCGCTGTACCTGCTGCGGCCCAAGGAGAGAATCAAGGTGCAGCCGCGCTTCGGGTTGGCCGAGACGGTCAGGAGCGTGGCGCTGCGCGAGTACCAGCGGCAGATGCAACGGGCGCTGCGGGAAGAACTGGTGAAGGCCCCGTGATCGTGGCTGACGTATCTGACACATCTGACGGGTCCTCCCGGGCCATCTCAAACGCGGGGGACGCGCCCACCACCCGGCTTGCCTCGCGCCAGCGACAAAAAGAGGTGGCCAGTTGCCACCCCCTTTCCACCCGTTCCCACGCCGAGGTGATCCACCGCTGACGATTGATTGACCCGAGCGGCCCGGAGGAATGCGATGGGACTGTCCATCCGGGCCTATGCCCAACACCGTGGCGTGAGCCACACCGCTGTGGCCAAGGCCATCAAGGCCGGGCGCATTCAGGTCGAGGCCGACGGCAAGATCGATCCGGTCAAGGCCGATGCCCAGTGGGCGCGTAACACCCTGCCGTCGCAGAACCTGAATACCGGTGCCGCGAAACCTGCACCGAGGGTGGCAACCCCAGCTGTTTTCACTCCGGTTTCCAGCCGTGAGGCGCAAGCGCCGCTGGAAACTCGGGCCAGCGCTCCCGACTACCAGACCAGCCGCGCCATTCGTGAGGCCTATGCCGCGCGCCTGGCCAAACTCGAATTCGAAGAACGCACGGGCAAGCTGCTCAACGCCGACGAGGTGAAGGTCAAGCACTTCAACCTGGCTCGGCTGCTGCGTGACCGCATCCAGCAAATCCCGCGCAAGCTCGCCCCGCAGATCGTGGCGGCCGTGGTCGCACAACCCGACCAGCGCGTGGTGGAAGACCTGTTGATGGATGCGATCCGCGAAGCCCTGGAGGAACTCTCCCGATGACCGTCACCCCCACCATGGCCAGTCGCATCGAGATGTGGCCACTAGAACGCCTGACGCCCTACGCCAAGAATGCCCGGACCCACTCCGACGCCCAGGTGGCGCAAATTGCCGCCAGTATCGTTGAGTTCGGTTTTACCGCGCCGCTGCTGGTGTCGGAAGACGGCGGCATTCTCGCTGGCCACGGTCGCCTGGCCGCCGCCAGCAAACTCCATCTGGACGCCGTGCCCGTGGTGGTGCTCGACCACCTCACGCCCACCCAGCGCCGTGCGTACATCCTGGCGGATAACCAACTGGCGCTGCAGGCAGGGTGGAATGAGGAACTGTTGGCCGCCGAACTGGCGGAGCTGTCGGCGGCTGGCTTCGATCTCGGCTTGACCGGTTTCAGCGATGAAGAACTCGCCGACCTGCTGGGTGATGTCGAGGAAGATGTCGGCGGCGAGGAGCCTGCGCAAATTTGCGCATCCCCCAATGACGACATCCCCGACGCACCAGCCACCCCGGTCAGCCAAGCCGGCGACATCTGGCAGCTGGGCGCCCACCGCCTGATCTGCGGCGACTCGACCGACCCCGCCGTGGTCGCGGCCCTGATGGCCGGCGACACTGCTTGCCTGTGCTTCACCAGCCCACCCTACGGCCAGCAGCGTGACTACACCCAGGGCATTGCCGACTGGGATGCACTGATGCGGGGGGTGTTTGCCCACCTGCCGATGGCGCCGGAGGGTCAAGTGCTGGTCAATCTCGGGCTGATCCACCGCGACAACGAGGTCATCCCGTACTGGGACGGCTGGCTCGCCTGGATGCGCACACAAGGCTGGCGGCGCTTTGGTTGGTACGTCTGGGACCAGGGACCGGGGATGCCCGGCGACTGGGCCGGGCGGCTCGCACCGAGCTTCGAGTTTGTATTCCACTTCAACCGCGCCAGCCGCAAACCCAACAAGATCGTGCCCTGTAAGCACGCCGGCCAAGACAGCCATTTGCGTGCCGACGGTAGTTCTACCGCGATGCGCGGCAAGGACGGCGAAGTCGGTGGCTGGACCCATGCCGGGCAGCCCACCCAGGACTATCGCATCCCGGACAGCGTGATCCGCATCATGCGCCACAAGGGCCGAATAGGCCGCGACATCGACCATCCGGCGGTGTTTCCGGTGGCGCTGCCTGAGCACATCTTGCTGGCGTACTCGCAACCGGGTGATGTCGTCTTCGAACCCTTTGGCGGCTCCGGCACCACGATCCTGGCCGCCCAGAAGACGAATCGCGTGGCCCGCGCCATCGAACTGGCCCCGTCCTATACCGATGTGGCCGTGAAGCGCTTCCAACAGAACCACCCCGACATTCCGGTGACCTTGCTGGCCACCGGACAGACCTTTGCCGAGGTCGAACACGAACGATTGGAGAACACCGATGCACGCCTGGCTCGCTGACAAACTCGAGCACTGGCCCATCGAGCGCCTGTTGCCCTACATCCGAAATGCTCGAACCCACTCCGAAGAACAGATTGCGCAGATCGCGGCCAGCATCGCTGAGTTCGGTTTCACCAATCCGATCCTGGCTGGGTCGGACGGCGTCATTGTGGCCGGTCATGGTCGTTTGGCTGCGGCGCGTAAGCTGGGTCTCGCTGCGGTGCCGGTGGTGGTGCTGGAGCATCTCACCCCGACACAGCGCCGGGCCCTGGTGATCGCGGACAACAAGATTGCCGAGCACGCTGGTTGGGATGAGGAACTGTTGCGCCTGGAGCTGGCCGAGCTGCAGGAGGCCGACTTTGACCTGGCACTCACCGGCTTCGATGCCGACGAACTGCTGGAGATCATGGCCGGCGAGGAAACCACCACGCAAGGCAATACCGACGAGGATGCCGCCCCCGAGGCGCCGGTCACACCGGTGTCCAAACCCGGCGACATCTGGATCATGGGCAAGCATCGGTTGCTGTGCGGGGATAGCACGGAGGCCGCCAGCTACACGTTACTGATGGCCGGCGAGAAAGCCCACATGGTCGTGACAGATCCACCCTATGGCGTGAACTACGCCAACAGCGCCAAGGACCAGCTGCGCGGCACGAACCGTCCAATCCTGAACGACAACCTGGGCGAGGACTTCGAACCCTTCCTCAAAGCGGCGCTCACCCCGATGATCGCGCACTGCCAGGGGGCAATTTATATCGCCATGTCCTCCAGCGAGCTCGATACCCTGCAAGCGGCATTCCGTGCTGCGGGCGGCAAGTGGTCGACCTTCATCATCTGGGCCAAGAACACGTTCACACTGGGCCGCTCGGATTACCAGCGCCAGTACGAGCCGATTCTCTACGGTTGGCCGCAAGGCGGAAAACGTCACTGGTGCGGCGACCGCGACCAGGGGGACGTCTGGCACTTCAACAAGCCGCGCGTGAACGATCTGCACCCGACGATGAAGCCGGTGGAGTTGGTCGAGCGTGCCATCCGCAATTCCAGCCGGCCCGGAGATGTGGTGCTCGATCCCTTTGGCGGCTCCGGCACCACGCTGATCGCGGCCGAGAAGTCCGGTCGCCAGGCACGGCTGATCGAGCTCGATCCGAAGTATTGCGACGTCATAGTTTCTCGTTGGGAATCTTTTACCGGAGCACGAGCGGCCTTGCACGGCCAAGAGCTGACTTTTGCCGACGTGGCCAGGCAACGCCAGTCAGAAGCAATCTGAGGTGATCCCATGGAAAATTTTTAGATGCTCCCAGTGGGAGCAGGGGAGGCTGTTGCCGATTGCAAAGAAGCAACAAAGTAGTCCATGATGGACCAAAAAGGAACCCGTCTCGTGTGGGCAGATCAGGCCGCCAGGGATTCTTCAATGATCTCGCAGTGGATCACGAAGCCGGTGAGGTAAGGCAGGCCCTTGGGGATGCCGTACTCCTTGCTGGTGCTGCGGCCCATCGTCCAGCCCATCCAGCGCTCCGTGGCGGCGTTGATCGCGTCCGCCAGGGGTTGGCCCTGATAGAGCCCGTTCTGGACGTCGTCCGCAAAGTGTCGTCCGTGGCGGCTGTCGAGGAAGGTGCGGACCGACTCGAGCGGCTGGCAGGTGGCGTCCGAGATCGCAGTCATCGCCAAGGGCCAGGCGGCCTCGGCCTGTTCGTTCATCGTGCCGTAAAAGCCCCAGGCGTCGTTCTGGGTGGCGGGGATCTGGGTGGTGGTGTTCATCTCTGGCTCCTGGCGGTTGATCGTTGCGACACCCGTAGTAACGCGCTCATCGCCAGACAAGTCAAGCTCTCTGGGTACCGTG